AAAAAGCAGTATAAAAAATAAGAATATAATTTAAATTATATAAACCGTGGTTATATTATAATATTAATTAATTAATTAGAATTATAAAAGAATATAATATAATATTCCAGGACAACAACAACAAAAAAAAGGAGTATAAAAAAATGAAAAGTACAATAAAAAAATATCATACTAGAAATTATAATTACAAACAAAATAAATATAATTATAGAAAAAATTTTTGTATCATGGATAAAATTTTATTTATAATTATGATAATAATAATAATGATAATTTTATCAGTAATATAATAATTAATAAATAACTATTGACAATAGTATTTTATAATGTATAATTAATTTATAAAATAAATTAAAAAAAGGAAATAAAAATGTATACGTTAACAGACAAGGCAAAAAAAGAATTAAATAATACTAACACTAATCAACTTTTTAAAATCAATGATATATTAATATCAAAGTATCAAATAGAAATAAAAATTATTGATATTAAAAATGGTAACTATATCATGCAGGAATTAAATACAAATAGAAAAATTATAAAAGAATATGATTTTAAATCAGTACAATGGCTATATAAATTAAAATAATATATAGTCAATAAAAATAATAATAAAAAAAGCTATATATAAATTATATAGCTTTTTTTTATTATCTAATTACATTTAATTATACTAACATTAATTATATATAATATATTGCATTGTATGGATTGATATAGCTATACAATAGGTTATATTATTATATGGATAGATATATATAACTATATTACTATTGTATTGTAACGCATTGTAACGCTTGAAACATTGAAGCTATTGAAGCTATTGAAGCATTACATATAATATAGCATTGTATCATTGTATCATTGTATCAGTAGACTGATATATAATATCGGTATTGTATAGAATGGTATTATATAATGGTATTGTATCAGTAGACTATTGTATAACCTTATAACCTTATAACCTTATAACCTTATAACCTTATACGTTTACTAGATAGGATTGTAACGATATAATTATATATAGATAGATGTTTATAACGCTATTAGCTATATAGCTATTACATGGACGTATAACAACGCTATATGATACATACATGATATATACATGATAGATACATACATGATAGATACATACATGATAGACTAAAAATTTTTATATAGTTGCTTGCTGCATGCATACCATATAAAAAAAAATAGGATATAAAAATAATATAATTAGTTGAATAGTAAAAAATTTCATGTGAAATTAAATGATCTTAAAATAATATACTAGACTTTATTAGTATGATATAATTGTATCATGTGTAATTAATTGAAATAGTTATATTAATTAATAGTTAATATATAATGGATCTTATTTTATCAATGTGAATATTGTGTATACTGAACATACACAATTGTATAAAATAAAAAAATTGACAAAGTGACATCAAAAAAAATTTTTGTTATAATCGAAATAGAACAGCTAATATATCATATGTAAAAAAATTACATTATATCATTGGTAAAAAAATAATAAAAAATGATCTTATTTCAATAAATCCATATCAAATATCATATCAAATTATATATTGCTTATTTGCTCACATTCTAGCATCTGAAACACTCTAAAAAATCATATCAAATCATATCAAATCATATCAATTAACATAAAAACTAACATATTATAACTATAATATACCACTTTTTATATGCTAAAATAGCACTGTACATTAATACAATTTTTTTAATGGATGCCCGTACTTTACAATATTTCAATGGACTTTTTACAGAAAATAACAATGAGTACACTAACTCACACCTCTACCCAACTCACAACTCACAGCTAACTCACAACTAACTCACACATATTAACTCACATATACTCACCCAACTCACGTACTCACAGATATCATAATCATCACAAATATATACCTACCCCAACATTACAATTTAACTCTCAATAGTCACATAAATACCCCTTTATCACAATGTGCCCCTACATACATTACTCGACTATCTGTCATACTACCTATCCCAATACCTATCCTTTTATAATTGGTACTTACATATTTATCACATACCTATCATATATTTATCATATACTTATCTCACCCACCTCTTATATTGCCTTATTATATTATAACATAATGTTATTTTAATAATCCAATAGTCTACTTTCATAACTTACTTTTATACTTACTCTTACATTTTCCTCACCTTCCTCTTAATTAAACACTTAATTAAACACCTAAACATCTCAACTATTCTCAATCATTCTCAACCATTTTTAATACATAATCAATCATTTTTAATATACTTTCAATCATTTTTAATATATAATTAAACATATTCATACATTTTTATATACAACTTGATCTAACTTAATTTAATATATATTAACATAATAATTAACATAATATATTATAAAGTTACATCAACTCACACTTATTTACATATACACTCACACTTATTTAAGATCCATTACATGCTCCTTAAACTTAATCTAATATAATCCAATATATTTATCAAACCTACTGTTTAGTGTACTTAAGAGCTCATTCTCAATAATCTATATTTAATCTAACCTAATCTATTTCTAATCTAACATACCTCTTAATCTAACTTAAGTAAACTTGAATAAGTATGTTATATTAATTCTATTGTAATTTCTTTTACTACTTTGTCCTATTGTTTTATTGTAACAATACTATTATAATTATCGACTAATCCATTGTTTTAAAATATCACTATAACATAAATATACTATAACTCTTATTATTAATGTACTGTTTAGATATGTTTGGATACTATTTAGATATATAATAAGTAATTAATAAAGTATGAAATAATAATGAAATAATACTATAAACTAACATAATAATTAACATAATAATTAATATAATACTTTTGTTTATTATACTACTTGAATAATAGTTTAAGATAATATATAATATGAAATTTTAATAATCTACCGACTAGTAGTTTATAATAGCCTATACCCCTCTTAATATCTATTGTACTATATATGTTGTACATGAGTTGTATATGAGTTGTACATGACTCTGTCTATGCCTAAGTAACCCTTTACTCATGGCTTTGCCATTCATAAAGCTTGTAAAGTAAAAGGAACAAGTTCCTATTCACTTTACCTATATCTACTTATAGCTATATACTTATAATTATAATATTTTTAAACCTATTGCTTTTATGTCCCTTTTATAGTATAATTGTCTTAAGTTAATTTATATTATATATTATTATATTATATTTTATATTTCATATCTTATATCATTCAATTTCATACTTAATTACCTATTAATCATATTGTATCTAAATTAATGTTAATTAATGTTAATTAATGTTAATTGTATTTTAGCAGTTTTATATATATACTTATATAAAGAAGAAGAATAACTCAGGTGTGTACTGTAGGGGTAAATATACTGTAAACTAGTGTTATTTTGTACATGGTATAAATTGGCAAAAGTAGTGTTTTAGCAGTTCTGCTTTTTAAGTAGCTAGTAGGGGTAGATTGATAAAAGTTAAAAATAACACTGTAAGCTAGTATTATTTTGTATCCTTCGATATGTCTCTGAAAACAGCGTTTTAGCAGAATGGAACTGCTAAAATTTCATTAAAAACACGTGTGTGTGTTTGTTTTATCTTATATATGTTCTTGTCTGTTCGTGTTTTATACGAACAAGAGTGAATATTAATAAATAATAGTAAATAATTGTAAGTAGTAAATAGATAGTGAATGAATAAGGAATAGATAGGGAATGGATAGGGGATTAAATGATTAAAGATAACATTTATATTGTTGATGCAATAGCAGGAAGTGGTAAGAGTACAGCTATAATTAATATGATTAACAATTGTACTAGTGAAAAGAGGTTCTTATATGTAACTCCGTTCTTAAAAGAAGTTGAGAGAATAATAGAGGAATGTCCTAAGAAAAACTTTATACAACCAGATAAGAAAACAAGATCTAAGAAAGGAGATATATATAAGCTAATTAGCAAAGGGAATAATATTGTAACTACACATGCTTTGTTTCAATCATTTACTCCTGAAATAAAAGAATTGATATATCAGCAGGATTATACTTTAGTTTTAGATGAGGTTTGTAATGTTGTTGAAAATGTAGCTATAAGTAAACATGACTTAAAAAACATATTAGAATCTTTTGCTCATGTTAATGATGATAATCTAATAGAGTGGGATGTAAATGATTATAATGGTAAGTTTGATAATTATAAAACAATGGCAGATAATAAAAGCTTATTAGTTTATCAAGATGCTGCTTTGATGTGGAAGTTTCCTATTGAAGTGTTTAGGGCTTTTGAAAAAGTATATATATTAACATATATGTTTGATTGTCAAATGCAAAAATATTATTATGACTATTATGGGGTAATATATAATTATCTTTCGGTAAAACACAATGTAAATGATAAGGGGATTATTGATAGAAAGTCATATGCCTTAAGTACATTGAGCGAAGCTATATTACCAGAGTATACTAAAACATTAAAAAATAATATAAATATTGTAGATAATGATAAGATAAATTCAGTAGGAGAATCTATAACAAGATCTCAACCTCTTAGTGCAAGTTGGTTTAAAAGGCAGACAGACCATGGTGCAGATGATATGGTATTGATAGATAAATTAAAGTCTCATTTATATAATTACTTTAGGAATATTGCTAAAGGTAATTCTACAGATAATATGTGGACTACATTTAAAAGTCATAAACAATTATTGTCTGGTAACGGATATACTAAAGGTTTTGTCGCTTTGGGAGCTAGAGCAACTAATCAATATATGCATAAAAAGAATTTAGCTTATTGTGCTAACATATTTATTAATCCGATTTTAAAGCAATTCTTCGCATTAAAAGATATTAAAATAAATGAGAGTAAATATGCTTTGTCTGAATTAGTACAATGGGCATGGAGGAGTCAAATTAGATTAGGTGAACCAATAACTATATATATACCTAGTTATAGAATGAGAACATTATTTATAGAATGGATAAATGAGTTTAATGAATAAGTCGTTTATAATAGTATAATTTGGTAATAAATCTTTTCTTAAACTATTGAATAATAGGACGAAGTGTGGTATACTTGCAGTATAAAATAAAAGATAAGAAATAATAAAAAAAGAAAAGAAATGGAGACTAATTAATGACAAAAGACATAGGACAATACAATATAAAATTAGAAGATGATAAAATTTATTTTGCTAAAATGAGAGAGGATGCAATAATTCCTTCTAAAAAAGATGGGGATGCTGGATATGATATATATGCTTGTTTTGATGAGATAGGATTAATTATAGACCCTCACTCAGTAGCAATAGTTCCTACAGGAATTAGATCAGCTATATCAGAAAAATATAAGTTTGAGATTGCAGAAAGAGGCAGCACAGGAAAAATAAACATGAAATATGGGGCAGGGATTATAGATGCATCATATAGGGGGCAATGGTTTATAATGCTTAGTAATGCAAACGATATGCCAATTGCTATTGTAAAAAAGGGAGAGCCCCCTTTGGCTTTAGAACTTTTAGCAGAGGAATATATAGTGTATTCATATGAAAAAGCTATTGCCCAAGCAATGCTAGTTGAAGTTCCTGATGTAGAAGTAATTGAGATTACAGAAGAAAAGTTAATGGGTTTTAAATCAGATCGTGGAGAAGGTAAGTTAGGAAGTAGTGGTAAATAATATGGATATAAATGAAAGAGTTAATTATGAAGTAATAATTACAGACAATATTGAGGCTTATGTTGAGTTGTCAGACCCAAGGTATAAGCCCTATGAATGTAAGTACGAGGGTATATGTGATAATTGTAGAAAACACTGTAATAGTGGGTTAGATTGTTTTGTCTCTATAAATGAATGAAAACAAAATATAGATATGCAATATAGATATACAATATAAATAGATGATATAGACATATAAGATATAAATAAAATAATAGTAATAGGAGGATAAATATTGCTAGATAAACTACTAGACAAACAAATTCAACTTCATAGCGTAGATACTGCAAGTTTTTATACAGAAAATGAAATTGAAATCCATAAAAAAATGCAACCATTATATTATAAAAGAAAAGAAATGTCAGATGACAGAGATAAACTTATAATAAAACTTAGGAAGACAAAAGAAAAGACAGAAAAAGACGAGATAGAAGAAAATATAAAAAAAACTAGCTCAGATATAAGAGATATAAATAATGACATATCATCACATAAAGAAAAACTCAAATCACTAATAATAAATAATACGGATACAAGAAAGTTAAATGAAGACTTACTTAGGGACACTAACTTGGTATCTATCTTTGAAAGTACTCTTACAAGAACATTAAATTGCATAAAAAATGAAACTACTACAGATTTATTTATTGTACGGATATTTTATTTTGGTGTGTTTGAAGACATTATGATAAATGGGTTTTATTATAATGATGAAAAATATGTATTTTGCTATGCTTCTGCTGGGCAAATACGTAAAAAAATGATAGTATGTATTAAAGAAAAGATATTAAAAAAATATTCAAAGTCATTAATGTGTGGTTTAACTATTGATGATATTAACAATACTACTGTAGAATATGATGATAATAATATTCCAATTAAAGGAATGAATATTAACAAGTTTATATCATATTGTGCTTTAAGTAGTAGTGCTACAAACGAATGGATAGACTTCAATATTGATAAGTGTATAGTTGTTGATGATTTTGAAACTAATGTCAATGGCGAAGTAGATTACATGGATTGGGACACATTTACAATCGAAAGAAAAAACATGGATGTGCCTATTCCTCATTCTGATGGTTGTGGAATAATGCTAAATGGGAAAAATACTATAGTAAGGCTTCCATTTATAAAAGGGTTATTGGTAAATTTCAATTATCTAGATTTTATACACGAATATCATTGTAATCCTGTAGTTAAAGATATTTACGGAAAAGAATGGGACATAATAAAAGATGATATACAGATAATATTTACAAAATCAATGTTTAAGATGTATAAGTATTATAAGGACTGGGAAACATATAAAGAAAATTATAAAAAATATAATTGTCAAGCTGGTATATGTAATGTTGAACCCGAGAGAATAACTAATGCTAATATTGGTTATCAGATGTTACAAACATTATATGACATGGATACTAAAGATATTAAAACTATATGTAAAAAGAGTATTGGTGATATTAATTCGTTAGGAAAAGACATTAATAAAACACTAATGTTATTGGGAGCGAGAGATAATACTATTAAACAAAATAGTTTACAAAAAGCTTTAAATATATATCCACCATTAATGCAAGACGGACATTCTCGTCAAATACTAAAAGATAAGAAGAAACAGTTAGTGAGAAAAGCAAAGTCTGGTAAGTTAAAATTAAAATGCAAATATACATATGTTGTACCAGACATATTTGCATTTTGCGAATGGTTGTTCTTGGGAATAGAGAATCCAGTAGGTATATTGAAAAATGGAAATGTGTCATGTTCTTTATTTCAAAACAATGAAGAGTTAGACTGTTTAAGAAGCCCCCACTTATATATAGAGCATGGAATAAGAACAAATATAAAAAATAATGAAACAAGGCGCTGGTTTAAAACAAAAGCAATCTATGCAAGTACTCATGACCTTATAAGCAAGCTATTGTCTTATGATAGCGATGGAGATATGCTGCTAGTATGTAATGAATATGCTATTGTAGATAATGCAAAGAGGATAATAAATAAACATAATATAGTGCCACTATACTATGAAATGCACAAAGCAAGAAGTCAAAAGATAACCCCAGAAACATTATATAGTGGAATGAGCTTATCTTACTCTGGTGGAAACATTGGTATAGATAGTAATAACCTCTCTAAGTTATGGAATCAAGATAAGATAGATAATGATGATATAACTATGGCTAAATGGCTGGTCTCTTTAAGTAATTTTCAAATAGATTTTGCAAAAACATTATATAAACCTACAATGCCATCGGACTATCGTAAAAAAATATCTAGCAAAACAAATGTTAAATTACCATACTATTTTGTATATGCTAAAGATAAGAAAGTTTCACAAGTTTCTTCTAAAAACAATAGTGTAGTAAATAGACTTGATAATATTATACCAAAAGGTAATCTAAAGTTTGATATGGACAATTTAGATAAATTTGATTATAACATATTAATGAGAGAAAAAGGAATAGATATAGAAAGTGATCTTGCAAGTAAAATAATAACTAAATATTGCGAATTAGATGAGAAAAAACCTTTTGTATTAAATACATATAACAAAGATTATAATAATAGGTCTATTGTTTATCAAGGAATCAAAAAACAAATAATGAAGATTACAAATGATGAATTTTATATTACAGACGTTTTAGTAGAGTATTTATTTACAAATAGAATGCCACATAAAAAAACTACTTTTTGGGAATGTTTTGGAGATATAGCAGTGTGGAATACAAAGCAAAACCTAAATATGGTAAACAGTAGTCATTGTGCTTTCTGCCATAAGTTAATTATAAAAACAAGTGGAAGACAAAAATATTGTGAAGACTGTAGAAATATAGTAAAGAACAAAAAAAAGAAAGAAAGATATTCCAAGGTTGGGCTAATAACCAAAGAGTGTCAATATAAAGGTTGCGATAATATTTTTGAGCTCAAAGCAGATAACACAAGACGCAAGTACTGTGATAGTTGCAGAAACTTTTTAAAAGAAAAAAAAGAACAAGAAAAACAAAAAGAAGTTACTTGCCAAGACTGTGGAGAAAAGTTTATTGTTTCTAATAAGGCTACTAACGTTATAAGGTGTAAAAAATGCACTATTAAAATACGTAGAGAAAGAGACAAAATACGTAGACAGGCTAGTAAAAAAAGCAAAAAAACAACTTAGCAAAATGTAATGGAATGGGACATTTAGAAATAGATACAAAATGTCAAAATAACACTGTCTTATAGTACTATTTTGACATTTGAACATTTGTGGAATTAAATCCTAGTATATAAAATAATACTGTTCCATAGTATTATTTTACCTCTTTTATAAAGTTTTCTATATGGAAAGAACGAAATCTGCAATAGAAAAGAGAAGAGAGATAAAAGATGGGCGAATATAAAAAGTATAAAGTAGGTAAGAACTTAGTTACCAACCCTTACATATCTTCATTATTGATTAATAATGGCTATGCATATAGAATAACCAATATTAAAAAAAATAAAATATGTAGAGAATGTACTGAACCAAAATGTCCAGTATGTAAACAATTTAATGGAATAACTCACATTGGGTTTGACATGACAGAAGAAATGGTAAAATTAATAGAAAAGGATTCAGAAACGAAAAGAGATGTGAAAAATGAATAGAGAGATTAAAGGATCAATTAATAGAGAGGAAATGGTAAAGCATCTTGCAAAAGAGACTGATTTAACACGTGCAAGTGCAAAAAAATATTTAGACGTACTTACTGCTTTTATAAAAGATCAAATTAAAGAAGATAAAAAAGTAACGATAAAAAACCTAGGAACGTTTAGACCAAAAGACATAAAAGGAACATTCCATAATTTTAAAACAGGTGGAGAGTGTGAAGTTAAAAAAAGAGGAATGGGCTTTATTAGTTCTTTTAATTGTAAAAATGACATACAAGATTAAATCGTTATAAAATACAAAAAAAAGAGAAAATATTTAAGAAAAGAAAGAGGTACTATTTTTGAAAACAATTAATAATATTTGTAGTTATAAACTTAAAGGATACTTAGAAAACTTTAATGATGAAAAGATAATTATTACTAAAATTGTAAAAGGTGAGATTGAGGAAGATTCTATTAATTTTAAAGAAGCTATACAAAGTATCCTTAGTGTTGCTGGTAATTTTAGTGGAAAAGAAGTTGAACTCGTTTTTAGTATTAAAGGGATAGAGTAATTATTATGAGTAAAATTTTTAAATTAGGAAATAATGAAACTAAATGGCACTTTATATGGAGGTTATATACTTATCAGAAAAATACTAGTTCATTAAGTAATGAAGACTGTGGAGAAATTTGCAGACAACAGCTTAAGGAAGATTACGATGAGTCTGCTTACAGAAAAGTGTTTCAGTATTTTGACAAAATCTGGACTGATGTTGAAAAAGAATATATAGAAGACGAAGGTTTATTAGATATACTTGATGAGAAAAAAAGAGAAGTGTATATAGAAACTCAACGTAATAGAGATGTTCTTCTACAATATAGACAATTGCAAAGAGAGCAAGCAAGATATAAAGAGTGGCTTTATGTAATTGAAAAAAAGTTTGAAGAAAAAATTAAAGAAAAACCTTTAAATGTTCCAAAGGTTATTGTAGATAATAATCCAAATAGTAAAAAGGAAATAGTTGTTGCAATAGCTGACCCCCATTATGGGGCTGATTTTACTATAAAAGGTTTCTTTGATGAGATAATTAATAAATATAATCCAGAAGAGTTTAAAGCAAGAATGTGGATTGTAAGAGATGAAATATACTCATTTGGAAAAATGACTGGTATTAATAAAATAAGAATGGTTGACTTAGGTGATTCAGTAGAAGGGAAGTTACATATCGGTCAGCTTGCTGGATTAAAAACAGATATTGTAGATGATATTATAGATTATGCTGACTTTATATGTGAATGGCTAACAAGTTTTGAAGAAGATTTTATAATAGATTTTTATACTTCAACAGGTAATCATTCAGATCTTCGCCTACTAACTGGTAAAAAAGGTGATTTTCCTCACGAAAATTTAGAAAAAATTTATCATAAATGGATTGGTAAGCACGTAGAAAAAAATCCAAACATAACTTTGCATAATAACCTAAAGGGGGTTAATTACTTTACTTCTTGTGGATATAACATATTAACAGTACATGGACAGCAAGATAGTAATTTAAAAGTAGTAATCGACAGATATCAAAATATGTATCACATTTCAATAAACTATGCAATGCTTGGACATTTACATAAAAAAGAAGAGCAAGAGACTTCTATGGGAAAAGAGTCCATACGAGTTAGAAGCATAATGGGAGTTAATGACTATGCAGAGACTATAAAAGAAAGTAGTTATGCTGGGGCTTTAATGTTTACAATTGAAGAGGGCGTAGGTAGAAAATATACTAATGACGTAATATTTAATACGCATTAAAAAGATACTAAATAAATATAATAATATAGTACAAGACCACTTATTAATTTAGGTGGTCTTTTAGTGTATAACTATATACTAAAAAAGATAAAAGAAAAGAGTGGTGAAACACATGAGACAAGATGAATACGATAAGCTTTCGTTGGAAAAAGAGAAGGTAGAAAAAAGACTTAATGAAATATTAGATGGAGAAATTGTATATTGTAGGATGTGTAGAAAACATAAAAGAGTAAAAGACTTTTATGAACATATAAATATTATTGTAGATATGAATGGCAAAATGTCAATATGTGCGTCTTGTCTTAATGGTTATTGTAACGATATATTAGAAAAATATCCAGATAATTATAGAAAAGCAATATATGAAACTTGTAAGATTGCCAACATTGTTTTTAATGAAGAATCTATGGTTTATGTTGAAAGTCATATTTTAAGCTACGAACAAAGAGGGGTTAATATTAATAAACCCTTTGGTATCTATAAAAGCAAATTGTCATCAACTGCTAGAAAGAATGGAGTAATACCTCATACTTTTGTTGGAGAGGCTGTTTTAAACATAGGCATGCCAAATAGTGTAAAGGTAGAAGACGAATTAGTTGATGATAAGAATTTAGTTATTCCAAAAGAAAAGGTTTCTGAAAATGGAGTTACATGGGGAAGTGATTATGCTCCTGAAGACATTAAAGAATTAGATGAGATTTATAAAGACTATATTGTTTATGAAAGAAATACTCCAGTGCAAAAAATGCTTCATGAAAATATAGCTAAAGCAACTCTAAGGATGAATGGATTAGCAAAGAATGGTAAAATAGATGATTATACAAAAGCTTATGGTATATTGTCAAAATTACTAAATGATGGTAATTTAAAACCTGTGCAAGAAACTGGAGATAACGCCACAGAACAAACTTGCTATGGAGTTTTTATAAAAAAGATAGAAAATCAAAGACCTATATCTGAACCAGATGAAGATTTTAAAGACGTAGACAATATCAAATGGTTAATAAGAGTATATTTTATTGGACACCTTTGCAAAGTTTTAAATATAAAAAATAAATATTCTAAAGAATATGAAGCAGAGATGGAAAATAATAAAATAATTTTAGAAGAAAATTTTGAAGATATAGATCCTGAAGAAATGTTTTCTACTGAACAAGAGAGCCAATAATGGCTGGCTTTAGTAATTTTCAAGTTAGAAGAAATAAATATACAAATGGAACAGATTTATTTAAAAAAGGCGTAAATTATAATAAGTTTAATGATATTAGCCTACAGAATGAAAAGTTAGTAGAAGGGATAGATGAATGGACTGGGTTTTATAGAAATCATCCACACAGGTTTGCAAAAGACTATCTAGGAATAACCTTAAAGCTTTTTCAAATAATAATAATAAATGCAATGTTCATGTTTCCGAATATTGTATATCTTGCCGCTAGGGGTTAACAAACTGGCTCTCCTATATAGAAATGTATAGGTAATAAATTGGGGAAAATCGGTAAACGCTGAAATGCCAATACCGAGGTAAATATTGTTGTAAAAAACAATGTCACCGTAACGCATAGATACGAAACTATTTTAAATAGAATATAAGTATCCACGAGTCTCCGACACCTAAATTTGTTTTTATATAAGAAGATAAGGTGAAAATATATGCCGAACTAATGTGAATAGAAACCATTAGAACTAAAGGATAAAAAGCCTTTAGGATAACAAAATTGCAAGGCAAGACATACTTAACAGCGGTATTTTGTGTAATTTATTGCATATTATACCCTGGTGTAAAAATTGTTGTAGCTTCTGGAACTAAAGGTCAAGCAATGAAAATAGTTACAGAAAAGATTCCAGAAATTAAAGCTCTTGAAAATAGTTGTCTTGGTAGAGAGATAGAAAAAGAACAAAAAAGTTTAAATTCTACTGAGCCAAATGTACAGTTTCACAATACTAGTACTATAACTATAGTTACAGCAAGTAATAATGCAAGGTCTCATCGTGCGAACATTTTAATATTAGATGAGTTTAGAATGATTGATAACAATATCATAAAGGCTGTATTAAGAAGATTCAAAGCAGCCCCAAGACAACCAGGATATTTATCGAAACCAGAATATAAAAATAACAAAAAGCTTATAGAAAGAAATAGAGAAATATTGCTTTCTAGTGCATACTATAAGTATCATTGGGCATGGACAAAAGTTAAAGCTGTTTTTCATGGCATGATTACTAAATCAAAAAGTTATTTTATATGTGCGTTACCATATCAACTTTCACTTAAAGAAAATTTATTGGTAGAGCAAGATATAAAAGACGAAATAGAAGAAGAGGGTTTTGATCCCATTCTATGGGAAATGGAAATGGAATGTTTGTTCATAGGAGAATCTGATAGTGCTTTTTATAAGTTCACAGATTTTTTATCTAATAGAACAATAAATTTACCAATAATACCTACAGATAAAAATCTTATTCCAACTCATTTAAAAAATAGAAAAAAAGAAACAGGAGAAACAAGGCTTTTATGTTGTGACTTTGCTACTAGAGAAGGAGACGAAAATGATGCGTCTGTCTATTCTTTAATAAGTATCTTTCCATTGGGAAATAAAATAGCTTATTATAAAAGAAAGTTAGAATATATGGAATCTATGGTTGGTGGACATACAAATACACAAGTTGAGAAATTAAAATATCTTTTTGAAAATTTGTCTTGTGATTACCTAATTTTAGATGAGGCTAACGCAGGTACTAGTATAATGGATATGCTTTCTCTTCCAACAGCTAGTTTAACTGATGATAGTATTGAGTATGCGCCATACTGGGCTGTAGAAGATGATATAAATAAAGAGTTATGTAAGAATACAACTAAAGAAGAAGTTAATGATCGTTTTAGAAAAGAGTATTCTCATTACGAAGATTCTTCTAAAAAAGTTATGTATATGATACATGGAACAGAGTTATTGAATAGCGAAATCGCAAAAGCATTAAAAAGTGCATTAATAAGTAAAAGATTATCAATGTTAATAAATGAAAAAGATGCAGAAGTTTATTTGACCAAGAAGTATGCAAAAAAATATATGGATTTACAAAATATTGATAAGTCAATGCTTCTGTCTATATATGCACAAGTTACTGGATTAGTAAATGAAACGGTAATGCTTGAAAATAAAAGCGATCCAAGTGATCCTTTGTTAAAACTTAAAACTATAGGTAAAAAAAGAAAAGATAGATTTAGTTCAGTTTCTTATGGTAACTATGTTATTAGTTTAATGGAAAGGAAGCTACGTTCTAAATCAGATGACATTGACTGGGAGTCATTTTATATAAGGGGATAATATAATTTCTCCTTCTCCCAAAAAATAAATTAAAAGGTAGGTGATTATTTGTCTAACGATAAAGATATAAAAAGAGAAGCAAACCAAACAGAACTATCTACCTCAGAGGCAATTGAAAATCCAACATACACAGAGTGGGTTGAAAACTTTGCTTCTAGATATAATAATATAATGGGAAGCTATACTCCATATCAAGGAAATAATGCGGTTAAAAGTGTAAATGTAAATCCTATAAGACCTACTACTGCACAATTAACAAATTGGCTTTTAGCTCCTCAAAATCATGAAAAGCAAATACAGGATTTTTCACTATATTTATATTATACTGTAAGTGAATACAATAGACTTATAGGGCATATAGGAAATATTCTTAGCTTTGACTATACTCTTGTACCTCTCGACTCTTATAAAAAAGACGCTGAAAGTACTAAAGACGAAAAAGTTAGATATGAATATAATAAGAAAAAAGCAATGATGTGGTTAGAAAAATTTAGAGTTAAAGATCAGTTAAATAAGATAACTCCACAGATTGTTTTAAAAGGTGGTAAATATTTTTACTTGCGCTTTTCTAAGGATTTTATTGCATTGCAAGAAATGCCAGAGCAATATTGTACTGTAACTAGTGTAGGAGATTTGGGGCTTAGGTACTCATTGGATATGACATTTTTTGATAACTATCCTATTGGAGGTTATGCCCCAGAGTTTAATTCATGGTATAAAGAATTTCAAATCGATAAGCGTAAAAATAATAATCATTATAAAATAATGCCACAGAGTTTATCTGTTGTGTTTAAACTTGATGAGTTTTCACCTTTGATAATGCCTAAATTTACAGGCACATTTAAAGATGCATTGCAGATTGAAGATTATAAAGATTTGCTTAGACTCCAAACAGAATTAGAGACTTGGAAGATTATATTTCAAGAAATTCCTAAGAATGCCGATGGTAAGCCTGTCGTAGACGACAAGATAGCAAGAACGTTTGCAAAAGTAGTTCAAGATCAATTACCTACTGGAGCACTTACTGCTGTAACTCCATTTAAAGTAACCCCTATTTCTTTTGACCAATCGCAGAGTGCAAATAATATTACTGGAAAAGGTCAAGAACTATTTTGGGGAAGTACTGGTTCAGCACCATTATTTGATGGTAAACAAAGTGGTAATTTCGCTACTAAAATGTCTATACAATCTGATTATTTAATAATGCAACAACTATATGATCAGTATGAACGTTTTATTAATTATCATTTGTCTTTAATATGTAAGAAGTATAAGTTTAAGATTAAGTTTTTAAGACGTTGTTCTTATTTCAAAGACGAAAGCAATGATCAATATTTTAAAGAAATGCAAGGTGGCTCTCCACCTGAGTTATTTATGGCTGCTAAAGGATTTGAACCTTTTGAAATAGAAAATTATTTACAAAGCTCAATGGATAGTGGTATAAGAGATTTATTTGTACCAACGGCTAGCGCTTTTAATCAATCTGCCGAAGACCAAGGTACTGGTAGAAAGAAATTAAAAGAGTCCGAATTGACAGACGCTGGTGGAACTACAGCAGATCGTGGAGATAATGAAGAAAAACTATAAATAGATTTTTATAAATAGATTTTTTATAAATAGTATAATATAATAAAATAAGAGAGGTGTAGAAATGAACAATACTTTATTTCTTGAATGTTACACCAAAGAAGATAAAGATAAATTAATTGATATGGGGTTTGCATATATGTCTGAAGCTAGCAATGATTCTAAATTTGTTTTTTTAAACGATTTTAGTATGGATGTAAATTTTAGTAAAAGCGATATAATTGTAAAATACCATAACGATGCTAACGTATAATTTTATATGATTATTAGAAAGGAGGGATATTGTTGGAAGATAAATCTAAAAAAGAAGAATTTAATTTAACAGAAACTAATCCTACTTTATCTAGAGTAAAAATTAAAATAGCATACTCAGGAAAGAATAGAAAGAATTTTGATTTTTCTAAAAATTTTCTACAAGACATGAAGGCTTCATTAAAAGGAACAGCGATTCTTGCTTTTTATGCTGAAGACATAAATCAGATAGGTGGTCATGAAGGTGATCTTTTTAGAACACCAGATGGTTTAAGAAAGACAGGAAAACCTATACCTTATGGTTTTGTAGACCCTGTAACAGAACCGTGGTTTGAAGAATCTGATGGAAAAGAATATCTAACATCTTTTGCTTATTTATGGAAAGAGAAATATCCAAAAGAGGTAGAAGCTATATCAAATTCAGGGCAATCATTAGAAATGAGAATAGTTGATGCAGACATTATTAATGGATACATTACTCCAAATAAAGCAATGTTTTTAGGATTATGTGCATTAGGTTGCGATAAAGAAGGAAATATTCAAAGTGGCATTGAGCCTACGTTTGAAGATAGTTATTTTGAAAAGTTTTCAATTAACGACTTAAATCTCCAGTTTCAAAATATGTATGAAGAAATAGGAGAGGTGGTTGGATTTTCTATCGATGAAGTTAATGAAGAGGTTAACGAAGACACTAAAGATATTGAAGATGCCGATATGGCAAAAGAAGAAAACACTAATACAGAAAACAAAGAAGAAGAAAAAGATGGTGACGTAGATTCTTTAAAAGAAGAAAAAAAAGAAGAAGAAGATAAGCCGATTGATAAAGAAATTAAAGAGCCTGTTGAAAAAGAGAAAAAAGAACTTCTTGAAAAAAAGAATAAAGACACAAAAAACATTGATAGCAAAACCAAGAAAAAAAAAGAAGATGCTATGGGTGCTAATTTTGACACAAATAATATAAAGAAAGGTGGTAAAATAGTGGAAATTAAAGATATGGCTGAAATGTATGAAGCTTATGGCGATAATAAATATGTGTTTGCATCCAAAGATGACGATAATATTTATGCAATTAATTTAGAGAGTATGGAACTTGTAAAAATGACTTACACTAAAGAAGAAGACAAGATCGTTCCAAACATAGCAGAGATGAGTGTTTGTGAAACAGAAATGGAACAAGAAGGCTTAATGAAAGCAGTAAAGGTTCTATATAACTCTTCTAAGATACAAGCTGATAATTTCTCGTCACTACAGAAAGACCAAGAAACTTCTGTTTCTGAAAAAGTAGAACTTGAAACTAAAGTCACAGACTTAGAAGCAAGTATCGCTTCTCTTAATTTAGAGAATGATGGATATTTAGTTAAAGAAAGGAAAAGTGAAATCTCTGAAATGCTTAGTGGTGAAAGCTTTTCTATACTTGCAGATTCCGAGAAGAAAGAATTTATTGACAAGATTGAAAAAGAGACTGATATTGATAACTTAAAAATGTCAATCCAAGCTTTTGCTTTTACAAAAGAAAAACTAATTGATCCTGCAAAAGTCAAGAAAGAAGAACCTAAAGAAAAAGATGCTGAATTTTCAATAAATCTAGATGGTGATGTTAAGAAAATAGAGACACAAATGGAAAAAGACATTTGGAAATCAGTAATAGAAAAATATAGTAACCAACTTTAATTTTAATTAGGAGGAATAATAAATGGCTAATCTAGTAAGACTTTTAGACAACTATGGCAACAACAATGTTGGAATTATAAGTATCAGAGCTGCGTCAGTACTTGATGACGGACTTTTGGTAGTTGCAAAAACATTGTCAACTACTGACTTAGAAAATGAGGTTTATGTAGCAACTTTACCTGCTGCTATAACTGATGGACACTTGGCACTTGTTTGTGGCGAGGAATATTATGAAGACTCAGCTGGTAATAGAGTAGATATCACAGATCCAACTGACATCACATATCCAGTAGGTAGTGTGGTTAGGGCTGTAAGACCACGTTTAGACACTCGTTTTGCAATATCTGACAGTGCTATTACAGGCACACCAGAAGTGGGTGGATATTTATCCGTAACTGCCGTAACAGGAAAACTTCTTTATGGGGCTGCTATGGGAGTTCTTGTAAAAACAGGTTTCCTAGTAGAGCGCATATCTAAGAACATTAGCTTCAAGGGCTTAATACCAATTACAGGTGTAGAAGTACGTACAGTTGTATATACCCCTGATGCTGCACCACTAACATAATAAATAGAAAGAATGGGGGGTAAAAAATGAACATGCACGTAATGAACAAAAATTACAACTTTTCTAGCGAACAGTTGAACTCTGTAAAATTAGGAAAAGACCTAGTAAAAAGATATTTGTTTTCTGAAGACGGAAAAACTTTTGCAAAATATAAGAATTTTTCTAGAAGTGACGTTTCTCTTGAGCTAGCTAACTTTGCTTTTTTAGAAGAGCTTAAAACGTCTGCTTATGCAAAATCTGGTGTAAACCCAGAGTTAGTTAAACTTGACGAGGCTTTTGGATACGTTACTTGGGAAAAGGCTGTATTTTCAGTAATTGAAGAAGTAATTACTGGACTAACATGCAAAACAGAAGTAATGGACATCCTTAACTTTATGGAAGTTAGAGACTTAGCTGATGGAGATTCTAGCAATATTAGAATTAAGAATCCTAATGCTTATGTACTTTCTAAGGTAGCTAGGGGCAAGAAAGACGCTAACACTCAACGTAACTATGATGATAATGTAGCATTAACACCAGTAGTTTATAAAGGTACTATCAGCGTAAATATGAAAGATATTATGTCTGGCAGAACACCTATTGGCTATGAAATGGCTAAATTAGTGCAGGGAGTAAGGACAACTTGGTTACAAGCTGCTTCTGATCTACTTTTCTCTACTTCTTCAAACCCAATAGCTAACAAAATAATTAGTACAGGTGCAATCACAGAAGTTAACTTTAGAATTATAGCACAGAAGATTAGTGCTTGGAACAAGGGTAAAGTTGACATCTATGGTACAAACATTGCATTAAGTTATTTGCTTCCTACTTCTGTTCTTAGATACGCTCTAGGACAAGAATACATGGATCAAGGCTATATAACTACTGCATTTGGATATAAAGCTGTAGAATTATTGCAGGGCATAGAGTCAGAGTCAACGCCTTATGGTGGTATCGCTAATATTATAGGAATCTTACCTAATGATTATGTAATACTTTGTACACCTGGCGCACAAAGACCAATGGTACTTGGACTTGCTGGTGGAGTTAAACTTGTTTCAACTAGTGAAGATGATAGCGCTACAGAAGATCGTATCGTTACTGTTTCTCAAGAGTTTGACGTCAAGATGGCTTCTCAAGGCATAGTAGGAATAGTACAAGTAAGTAGCTTTACTTAAGGGTAAAAGTTAAAACTTAAACAATAGTGTACCTCTCTTTATAGAGGGGTACATTTTATTAACATTTTGACATAGAAGATTTAATAAAAAGAGGAGTATTATAATGGCTACAAAAGTAAATGTTACAAAAGTAAACCAAAATAGCAATAAAGCTGAAATATTTGAAGAGCTCAAGAAAGCAAGAGCTGAACTTAAAAAAAAAGAAGAAACAAAAACAGAGCCAGATGTGGTAGAAGTAACTAAGGAAGTTGAAGTAATTAAAAGAGTAGAGGCAATTAAAGAAGTAGAGAATACCGCTATGCTTGAAAAACTCCAATTAGAAATAGAGACTTTAAAAACCAAATTAGAAAATAAAGAAACTCTAGACGACAAACCAAAGCCTAGAAAGAAAAGTAGATATATAAGCATAATGAATATGACTAGTGGTGTTCATTGGATCAATGGTGAAGCATTGAATTTTCCTTTTGATCAAACAAACATAAGAGAGGAAAAATTTGAAGATTTCTTTAATGAGAATAAGCGATCTTTTGATGACCTAAACGTAATAATAGTTGATAACAATGTGGCAGAAGAATATGACCTATTAAACAAATATGAAAAAAATGGACTAGATCTAGTTAAAATAAAAGAAGCAATAGAAGGTACGGCAGAAGAGTGTCTTAATTATGTTAAGAGTGTTGAAAACCCACGTATACAGATGTGTATAATAAAGGAAGTTGCAAGGCAGTTAATGGAAGGCAACGAAAAAGTAGATAGCTCAAATAAACATACTCTATTAGAAACTTTTGTTAGAGATGAGATGCATTTCACAGTAAGAATTAAAGATATGGCAGATGAAATGAAAAGAGTAGGAAACTTATTTTAACATTAAATAACATTAAATAAAATTAAAGAAAATTAAATAAAAAACTAAGAAAGAGGGTAGAATATTATGACAGAATTTGGCGTATTTTATAAACAGTTTTTGAATATAAAGGCTAAAGATATAGATTTTACAGGAACATACAAACCCAATATTCTATCCTATTATTTATATGGGCTATTACTTGATGGTAGGCGTATGTTTAGAGATATGGTAGTTCTTGCTGCTGGTGAGACTGATAACAAAATGGAAGATGTAGTTGAGTCTACAATGGATGTTGACGAATATACGTTTATTGGTGCTACTAATACAAGAATATTATCTCCTTTACCTACTGACAATTCAGAAATATATGTTGAGGTTAATGACGCTGTATGGACTGATTATACTTATACAGAATCAACAAAAACATTAACAATAAATGGAGCTCCTGCCACTGGAACAAATTCAGTATATGCAGGAACTTATTATGACGGACAATTTAATCAAACAGTAAATTTAACAGAAGAGGGATTATTATTAGATGCTATGCAATTAGCGTATACAGATAATCAATTAGTAAGTGGAAAAAATCTTAATCAACAAATATATGGTAAAAACCATGGAATGAATTCACAAGCAAGCCATATTAAAGCTAATCTAGGTGTAGTTAAATATAAAAAAGAAGAATTATTTTTAGCAGTTACTGCCTATACATATAGACAGTCGGCAGATAGCTGTGAAGGATTGGGTGGAAGAGCGTATGTAGGTGGATCGACATGAGTGTAAGTTATATACAAATTGGTAAAAGCATGAATACCGTAGATGGCGATACATTAAGAGACCAAAGACTTAATGGACAAATAGCTTTCTTCCTTGATACCTTTAGAAATACACCAGAATATGAAATAGTTAAGGTAGCCTCTTTAGGAGATGTACAATTAGAGACATTAATATATTCAAATGAATCATATAGAGAACATCCTGCTGAGAGAACTATTAATTTTGCTCCATATAGTAATGAAGCTTTAATTTTCTCTGGGCAATACATTAGACCTCAGAGACATGGTGGAACTTATTTATTAATGTCCGAAGATAAACAATATGAAAATAACATAAGAGGGATTATATTAGAATGCACACAGACGCTCTCTAGATATAATAGTGATGGTGTTTTAGTACAAAAATTAGCTCCATTTGTAAATATTAAATCAGGCAATATAATTAAAGATAAAGATATTGACACCTTAGATGGATCAAGAATAGCATATCTCCCATATGATTCAGATACTCAGGAGTGGATTGAAAACTTTAGAAGAGATGATAAAAGTGTATTATTTGTAATACCAAATGAAATAGCAACTTATCGTGTCTCTCACATAGACATGTCTGATAGTGATACTTTAGTTATATTTAAGTTTGAACTATATCCAAATGATGAACAGGATACAGATTGGAATATAGGAGTAATTAACTCTACAGAAGAACAACAATTTACTTTAGAGATTGAACCTATTACTGCTGAACTAGCCGTAGGTACGTCAATCCAAATAGAATCAAGTGTTGTAGATGGGAATGGAGTATTAGCTACTAAGGCTGTTACATGGAGTGTGGATAATGAGCTAATTGCTACAATAAGTAGCACAGGTTTATTAACTACTGTCTCTTTAGGTGACGTGAATATTAGTTGTACAATGACTAACAATAGCACAGTAAATGATTCTGTTTCAATTGATGTTGTAACAAGCCCTGCTGATGATTATTCTATTCTTTTAATTCCTAATATAGATTCTTTAAGGTTATCTGATTATAAAGAATTTGAAGTTCAGTTAGTTAATAACGGAATTGACGTAGTAGAAACTTATAATATAAATATTGGTGGAGAGAACACAGTTGATAGTGATATTTATTATTTTAAGCAATCTAGTAATAATAAATTTAAAGTAAGAAATAAAGATGGTGCAAATACA